TAGCGTTCGTGCTACCCTCACAGGACTCTCACGAGGGTCTAGTAGACCCGAGTATGAGTTCCTTTCCCTCATATAGTAGGAGTAAATCCCATGCCCGGTAGAGTAAGAGAATCTAGTTCCGTTGTCTTCAAAAACTACGGAGGCAGATTCGGCTCAACTATCGGTGGTGGTAATGTTTGGAGTGGGTTTCACTCTTGTTCCGACGTTGTCGGTTCAGGAGATAATGCTCCTCTAAACGTTTACCATGAAACAGTATCTGGAGGGAGACTCAACAAACCTAACGTTGGGTTCTTCTCTAGCTGGTTTACAGACTATCGTGTTGATATGCTGGACACCAATCACTGTTTCGACCATTTGGGAATCGTCGGAGACATATTCGACGTCGATGCCGCCACTCAGGCGGCTGCACGAACTAATCCATCACGTCCTTATGTGGATGTGGTGACTAACGCGTTGCAGTTGGGTGAATTATTCCACCTAATTCAGGAAGGAAGTCAAACTTTCTTCAGGAACATAGGGAATAATAATCTAATGTACCAATTCGGGATTCGTCCCGTAGTTGGTGACTTAGTCAAGATGATGAACTTTTGCGACCAGGTTAATCGCCGGGTCGGCGAGCTCAATCGTCTTCGATCCCAACATGGACTCCGACGGACAGTATCCATTGGCAACTACTCGGCTATGGCGAGGGTGAATAAATTCATCCAGACCCAGAACTTCACTTTACGTGAAGATTTCGATGTAGTGACTGAATTGAACATAAAAGCGCATTGCAGGTGGATGCCTGCTGGCGACTCTAGTGTTCTTTCCAGGCCAAAGGATATGCGTGCCTTAGCCAGGCGAGCAATACTGGGACTCACCGCAGATTCTTCTACTGCGTGGGAACTAGTACCGTGGACTTGGCTAATAGACTGGGGCACAAACATTGGCCAATATTTTGCGGCCAATCGTAATATGGTCCCAGCGACGCTGTCTGACGTTAGCGTCATGCGGCACACGCGGACAGTAGCTGAGTGGTCCGGTAAGGCGCAAGACGATTGGTCTTGCACCGGTATTCGGTACACTCGCGAGAATAAAACTCGTGCTACGTCCTTTGTTGCTCCTACTGCCCATATCCCATTCCTTAATGGGACACAGATGGGTATTGTAGCTTCGTTAGCAACTACGAGGCTGTAATGCCTTGTTGTTGCAACTCGAAGACTACAGGAGTAAGACATGTTCTCAGATCCTCAAACGCTCACCGTCAATGCGGTGGCCAAGAATCTCGTTCGAATCAACCAAGATGAATACTCTTCGGAGTACCTCTTGCGTTCGACCACAAACGAATTCAGGCTGAAGATCCGGAACACCAGTTATCGGGATAAAGCTCGCTCTGTGATGATTGATCGTCACAATGTCGAGTTTACCGAGACGGTGTTTCCGGTGGCACCTGCGACCTTGTCGACCGTAAGGAAGACATATGTCGTGATTGAGAACCAGCAGGGTGATACCCTCGCTGATCCCACTTACGATGCCGCGGCATTGCTCGTTTGGTTGACAGCGTCAACCAATGCGAACATCACCAAACTGATGAACTTCGAGAGTTAAGGAACTCGAAGCACGCGTTACTGTCTGAGACTCGGATACATTCCTACTGAAAGGTAGTATGTATGAAAAGCCAAGACAGTGTCCTACTCCATGTCGTGCGAGGCATCTGTAAAGATGTCCAAGCATCATACCCTGCTATGATGGGTTTGGATCTCGATCTTGAGAGACTCACCCGTCATTATCAAGCACGTGGTCAAACGGTTTTTACGCTTGACCTTCCTTCACTAGATGCCCTCCTTCTTGAGGGTCTCGAGTGTGGACGCCTTTCGTCTAAGGGACCACTTTCTTCTGTGGTTTCCAAAGAAGTCAGAGTGCCGAAATTATTTTCGGGGCTCTGGTTGCGTGTGTTTGATAGGCAAGCATGTTTGCGTCAGGATGCCGACCCGACTAGCATATTCTTTCTTAGGCAGCTTTGCTGTTTGGGGAAGAAGCTAGAAGTGGAGTGCTCTAAAGACCGTATTAATGCGGTCCTGGAGAACTACCATGTGGTCGAACAGTCAATCCGTCTTCCATCGTTACGATGGGATTTGGACGAACTGGATGCCGATGATCGCCTCCGGAGCTGTCACTTTGTACAAGCTCTGGACGGCCCTGCCTGTAGCCCGGATCAATACTTGCTTCCCTTCGAAAGAAGAGAAGGAAAAGATGATCTTGAGCAAAAGGCCAGTGATCGACGTCTCCTCTCGCGACTTCAGCAGTGTGCTGATGTCGTCTGCGGTACCTTTGATTTCTTTGATCCTCATCAACGGTCTGTTGATCTGGAATCTGAGAGTCAAGGCATCGGATTCAAACATGGACCTGGGGCAGTTTCCGAACGGATGAAGAATTGGGAGAAATCCCAGTTCCCATTCTGGTCGGATAAGCTGGAAGTACTCTTTCCTTTCGAACTCTGCGGCAAGACCGCTGGAGACGATAGGGAGCGTCCTATTAACCATGAACTGGCTAGTAGATTGATCTGCGTTCCTAAGACCGCAAAAGGTCCTAGGCTCATTGCTGCCGAGCCGGCATCACATCAGTGGTGTCAGCAAAGCATTTTGAGTTTCATGAATTTCCAATTTAAGAAGCATTTTAAGGGCTTCTTTGTGGATTTACATGATCAGCGTAAATCTAACGCTCTTGTACTTACGGCTTCACGAGATAGGTCGCTGGCTACCGTCGATTTGTCGGATGCTAGTGACCGTCTTTCTTGCTGGACCGTGGAGCGTGCACTGAGGAGATCTCCTTCTCTTTTGCACCATCTGCACGCCGCAAGAACGAGGCTCCTTAGAGATGACATCTCTAAGGAACCAAGCTTCCTAAGACTTAGGAAGTTTGCCTCGCAGGGAACCGCTACTACGTTTCCTGTACAATCTCTGGTTTTTCTGATCATTGCTCTCACTGCTTCAGTGCAGGGTGAGGTCAGTTGGCCTAAGATTTGGAAACTTCGTAACCAGGTACGAGTGTTCGGCGATGATATAATTTTGCCGACACCCGGGTATGAGCAACTAATCCGCATAATGGACTTATTGGGTTTGAAAGTTAACACAGCCAAAAGCTATGCTAACGGACATTTCCGAGAATCCTGCGGGGTCGATGGGTATAGGGGTTACGATGTAACCCCTGTTAAGCCCAAGACTTTAGTTGCCGACAGCCCGGCTTCGTGTCAGGCTGTTGTAGACACCTCCAACAATCTCTTTAATAAAGGATTATGGAATGCATCAGACAGCCTCACAAACACCTTACCTCCACGTATTCGACGTGGACTCCGGGTTGTGGCTCGACACGAGACTGGGTTCAGTGGTCTCGCCTCTTGTTCTGGCAGCGATGAATCGCATCTTAGAAAAAGATGGAATTCTCGCCTTCATAGGCACGAGGTCAGAGTTTGGACATTACGTGGTCCAACTCGAACAGAGACCATTGGGGGATTCCACAGCTTGTTGGATTTCTTTGCCAGCAAGCACAATAATGAGCATGCTCGGATTGTCTCTGAGCATTGTGGAATCCGGAAAGCCAGAGATGGCTTTCTATGGGAGCCCCTTAACACTTGCGCTCGCATACATTATGTACCTCAAGACAACCATGCGCGATGAAAATCATCGTGATCCTTGGTACTGGGTCGATTTTGAATTAGATCGATTTTTCAGTGCCCAGGGTAACCCTGCCTGGTACGTTAATCAATACGTACTAGAAGAGTTGGGTTGTTCAAGAGATGCAGTTTTGTTTGCATCTGAGCTCAAGGAAGCGAGAGCTTACAGGTGAGACACTGTCCATGCGGGCAGTTTTCTGTCTGTATGGGCTTTCACTTATCTGAGTTAAGGGTGTATGGGGTTAATCTTTTGTAGCTAGTAATAGCTACATCAGAGCACCTCTGG